GAACCTTTTAGACCACCGTTTGTCACGTTAGATCCACCAGCTTCACCGTTTAGATTTACTTCATTATCACCAGTTGAAACTTGGAATTGTTTACCAGCAGTTGAAGCAGTAATACCAATTGTAACAGCACCAACAAATTTATCTGCTGTGTTAGCAGTTTTGATAGTTCCTGTGAAATTATCAATAAAAAGAATTTCAAAAGTTGTACCAATTGTGTTTGCGTTATTTGGATCACTTCCTGGTCCTGCAGAAGCAGAATCAGCAGTTGAAACTATTGCAGGTAAAGTTATTGCAGTTGGTGTTCCTGCAGGGTCCATTGTTACTAATCTTCCTGCATGGTCAGCGACAGTTAAATCTGTAGCTAAAGTTTCAGCTTTGACTGCACTTGGTCCTAAATTAATAAAACCATTTTTTGATCTGACTGGTCCGTCAAATGTTGTATTTGCCATAATATTCTCCTTTGTATAGCATTAATTTTGTAGTCTCTATACCGTCTGCCTAGTCAGTCTACAAAATAATTATTTTCTAGGTCTTTTTATTATACATAAAAAAAGGGGCGATGTGAACACCGCCCCTTAATATTCATACTTTTAATTAGTATTAGCTAGTTGGTAATTTACCATTACCAAATATACATCTTGGATCAGAGAATCCAAAAGAATATCTTTCTCTAGCTTTAAATCTAACATTTCCAGTATCGAAGTCTCCTTCAATCGCAGTTTTGATTGGCGATCTAACAAAGTGTTTTAAACCGTTAGGTACGTCAGTCAATAAGAAGAATGAATCAGTATCAGTTAAAAAGTTATTTACTGAATAACCTTCTGGAACCATTCCCATTGAAACGATTGCGTTGATATCGTTATCTGCAGTTGCAGTTCTTTGAGGAGATTTCATCAATCTCTCAGCAGTAAATTGTAATTCTTTTGGAATTATCATTTTTCTACCTTGAGCTGCGATTCTTAATCCTCTTTCATCTACAAATCCTGCGATGTCGATTAACGATTGCTCTAACGAAGTTTCGTTTAAGTCTGCAGCTGTTGTTAAACGGTTAGAGAATACACCACCAGTAGCTAATGGGTGTGATGTACTAATTAATGGTACACCGTCTCCACCTTTTACAGTAGTTACTTCTGCTTGGTTTAACACATTAGCAGCTTTTACTTGCTTCGTGTTTGACATTGATCTTGCAAGAGCTCTTGTGTATCTTGCAGCCAATCTGTCATATAGATTATCTTCGATTGCTTCCTCAGTGATAGCAAATGCTAAAGCGATTGTTTCGTGAGTGTATCTAGCAGTGAAAGTTTCTCCCGCTTGATCAAACACTACTCCAGCACCTTCTTGTTTAGTTGGTGCAGAAGCGAAACCACTTAACATTACTTCTTCTTCAAAAGCTCTGTCAGATGTTTCAGTTACGTAAATCTCCGCATGTTGATTTTCGTATCTGTTATACTCCAGGCCGAATAGTGCATTCAAACCTGGCTCTAGTTCTTTAACTAGTTGTGCTCGTGATATAGCCATAATTTAATACTCCTATTATAGTCCTGTTCCACCTTGACGGTAGAAGTGATTGTTGATTCTAACAAGAATATTAGCGTTTGATGTCGAAAGATCATCATTTTCTGGATCTTGCGATATATCAATTGCTTGTACTGCAAAAGTACCTGCAGTTCCACTAACACTTACGTCTAGCATTACTTCAGATATTCCTGTCGTTGTATTTCCGGTTGCCGTAGAAAGCGAATAGTTTCTAAATAAATCCGCCTGTGCAAAAGCCTCGTCAGCATTCATTAAAAATACCGCATCTGGATCATCCACTACGAAAGCAGTAATATTGCCGTCTGTAGGTGTGATACCACCTGGGTATGAATTTCTGAACGTTGGTTTTTGAGTAGTTGGATCATTATAAAAACATCCGTTAAAAACACCCACAACAGCATAAGAGGTATTTCCCGCAGCTCTAGTCACTGTACCATTTGTTAATGGTCTAACTAGGTCTCCTTGGAAAATAGCAGTTGCACTGCCACTTGCTATCTTATATCTGTTCTGAGCTCCTACTAATGGTGTACCGTCTAGTTTTCTGTATGGTCTTAGACCAAACTTTTCTAGTTGATTTGCCATAGTTTATTTTCTCCTTTAACAGTTTATTTTAATAACCCAGCAGCAATAACAAAAAAATTATTTTTTGCGACTACCACCAAAGGTCACTCTTGACTGTCTATCAATATTGATAGGCATGTCTGGGTGTTGTTCCTTCATAAGATCATTGTCCACAGCGTTCATTCTATCTTGAGTAATTTTATCAAAATACTCAGCACGTGAGACTAATATCTCTTCCGGTATCCTTGCCAACACAAGGCCTCCAATCCCAATACACCCCTCGTATTTACCCTCGGTATAGAAAGGATATTTGTTTTCGCCAATCTCATCTTTGATTTGATCAACTTTAACAAATTCCCAACCTTCCCTTAGCTTTTTAGATACATTAGCTGTATCTTCAAAACCCTGAACGGTAGTACGTATCCATCTGTGTGCGTACCCATTCGGTGCAGGTGGTGCATCCAAACTGGATGGTGGAGTCCAGACCTTTTTAGCTTCTTTTGAAACTTTTTTTTCTGACTCCCGTGAAGTTCTCTTAATTGTACTCATAACTATTTATCCTCCTTCACGTATCTAGCATATTCCTCTAGTGGCACATTTAATCTTTTAGCAATTGCTACC